CAAGGCAGCTCTCTCCCCGCAGTTTTTGGTCGGTGTACCTGATTAGTACCTGATAGGAGTGTTTGATGCCTAAGCCTCCTGCTCCCTGTGGCACTAAGCCAGCGTATGACCGTCATTTGCGCAATAAAGAGCCTGTTGATGATGCTTGCCGGCGTGCGAACACTGTGGCTAAGCGCCAGCAGCGGGATTCGGCTCGTAAGCCTTCCCCTGGCGCTGAGCCTGAGTCTGTTGTTCAGCCTGTCGAAGCGTCGCGTGAGTCGGATCTTGAAGCGATGCGTGATGTTTTGTGGCGTTCGATTCAATATGCAACGGCAGAAGATCCTACTCGTGTTTCTGGGCTCACTAAAGAGCTGCGCGAGGTGTGGAAAGAGCTAGAAGCTATTCGCGGTGAAGAAAAGCAGGAGGTTGACAGTTTTGACAGCTTCCTCGACGGCGGCAACGTTGTTGGGTTCCCAAACGCCGCGAATTCTTAAGTCGCCTGAGCGTGTTGGAACGCATGGGCCGCGTGTTTGCCAGTTCCTGGATATGTGTGGCGTGAATTTGTTGCAGTGGCAGCGCGGAGTAATGGATGAGTTGTTTGCTTACGATGCTTCTGGTGCGTGGGCTGCGACTGAGTTTGGTGCTTTGGTTGCCCGTCAGAACGGCAAGGGTGAGATCCTGCTGGGTTACGACCTAGCGCATCTGTTCATGTTTCCTCGTGCGAACGGTGCGCATAAGACGATCTTGCATACTTCACATGAGACGAAGACGAATGATGAGGCTTTCCAGAAGTTGGAGGCCGTTATCCGGTCCGTTCCTCAGTTGGATGCTCGGGTGGCTCATATTTATACGGCTAACGGGCAGGAGGGTGTCACGTTGAAGCCTCGCAAGGGGCAGAAGCGTGGGGACCGTATCCGTTTTGTTGCCCGTTCCAAGAACTCGGGTCGTGGCTTTACCGCGTCAAACGTTATTTACGATGAGGCCCAGGAATTCAGCCGGCAGGCGTATAAAGCAATTTCTTACACGCAGACAACGATCAAGAATCGGCAGGAGTTGTTCGCCGGCACTGTCCCGGAGGACGGAATCAACGATTCTGAGGTGTTTGAGGGGTTGCGTGATCGAGGGCGCGACACTGACGGGTATCCGCGTACTGGATGGGCTGAATGGTCACCTACTGGCGCTGAAGATCCCGATCTGGCGGCGAGCATTGACAAGTCGGATGAGTCAGTGTGGCTTGAATCTAACCCTTCTGCGGGTTACCTGATCGAATTGGAAACAATCGCTCAGCAGTTGGAGCGTGATAAATCGCCAAATGCCGAGGATTTCGGCATGGAACGCCTTTCGATTTGGCCAGCACGCCGACCTGAAGCCGAGGTTGTCCTGCATGACATGGATATGAGCCTCTGGGGCGACCACGTTGCCCCGGATAAGGACGCTTCGTTGCCAGATGGCGGGGCTTTGACCGTGAATTTGGGTCGTGGTGGTGGTTTTGCGACGGTTTCCTACGCTGCACGACTGCCTGATGGTCGGATTGGTGTTCGCACACTGCATACGGCTACTCAGACGCTCTGGGTTCCGGCGAAATTGCTTGAGTTCAAGAGCAGGTATCAACCGTCGATTGTCGCGCTGGATTCTAAGAATTGCGCGCCTGTTCTGACCGATATTGACGCTTTGCAGATTCCTTATATGTCTTTGAATGCATCGGAGATCGCTGGCGCGTTCGGATTATTCATTGAGTCGTGGAATTCGGGCCAGGTTGCCCACTACGAGCAACGTGACCTCTACGAGTCGTTCAAGAACGCTGGAACCCGTCCGCTCGTTGGTGGGACTACCTGGGAGCAGGTGGACCCCGCTGAACCAATTACTCAGGCCCAATCGGTGACTTTCGCTTTTTGGGCTGTGAAGAAGTTTGAATCTGCGCCTCCGAAGGTTGAGGCCGTCATTACAGGGATTAGGTGAGACTGTGGCTAAAAGTGCCGATGAATTGGCTGACCTGATTCGTGGTGATTTTCTTCGCGATGCTCGTAAAGAGTGGTCGCGTCTGCGTTGGTTGCAGAAGAACATTGACGGCGGTCTGAATAAGACGTGGATGCCTGAGAGCGCAGATCTGGAGTATCGGGATTTGTTCCGCAAGGCGCGTTCTCCGTGGTTGCGTTTTGTACGCGATTGCATTGCCCAGGGCCTCATCGTTGATGGTTACACACACAATGATATTTGGTTAGATGCGTGGCAGGCGAACGGGATGGACGGGCGGCAGGGGCAGGTTACTCGTGAAGCTATCGGCCTCGGGTATTCGTTTGTGCTGTCGCTTCCCGCGGTTGGTGGCGGAGTTGTTATGCGCCCTTTGTCAGCGACACGCACCTTCATGACAAAAGCTGACCCGTGGGACGAATTCCCTGATCTGGTGCTGCATCGTGTTGCAGACAAGAAGTGGATGGCTGTCGATAACGAAGCGGTTTACCGATTCGAGGGCAACCCTGAGCATATCGGAGAGATGGACGTTACCCCGCACCATCTAGGGTTCACACCGGTTGCGATGGTCCCTAACAGTTACGCGGCAGAGGGATTCCCTGAGTCGGAAATTGAGCCGGCAATCCCTGTCTATAAGCGCATCGTAGACGCGACGTTTACTTTGCAGATGGTCCAACGCTACGGCGCTTTCCCGCAGAAGAATATGGCTGGCGGTTCTATTGCTACCGATGCTGATGGGAACGCGTTGATTCGTCCTGCAGTGGATTCCCTGCTTCACTCGACGGACCCGCTGACAAAGTTCGGATCTTTCCCTGCTGCGGATTTGGATAAGGTTTCCAGCTCGGTTGATACCCATATCAAGCATTTGTCGGCTGTTTGCCAAGTACCCCCGCATTATCTGCTCGGTTCCGTGGTGAATATGTCTGCGGAGGGTATTGCCGCAGCTGAGTCCGGCTATTTCCGGAACATTGACGATCACAAGGTGGTCATGGGCGAAGGGTATGAGCTGGCTTTGCGTTCAGCTGCCGCGATTCTCGATCGTGACGCTGCCGATGACACTGCTGCGGAGATCCACTGGCGTGATACGTCCACTCGTTCTCTGGCGCAGACCAGTGATGCTGTGGTGAAGCTTGCCACTGTTGGTGCTCCGCTTGAAATGTTGTTCGCTCTCATTCCTGGCTGGTCTAAGAGTGACGCGATTGAAGCTGCCGAGCATGTTCGTTCGAACGGTTCGCAGTCCCTCCCAGAAGCTATCAAGGCTAACGCACAAAAGGCCGTGAATGGGTTCAGGGGTCTAGAGCTACCCGTTGAGGGTGATCAGTGACAGCGACTGTTTTCGCTGGAATATCGACGGATTTACGGCAAGAAATGAGGAAAACACATGGCTGAAGAAGTAGCCAACGAAGGTAACGCAGGTGAGGTTGAATCTGTCGGGTTCAAGCCCATCACCTCGCAGGATGAGTTCGATAAGGCCATTTCTGCGCGGATTCAGCGGGAGAAAGCTAAGTATTCGGACTATGAATACCTGAAAAGCAAAGTTTCAGGTTTTGAATCTCAGCTCGAAGCTGCCAAGACGGAAGGTCGTTCACTGGCGGAGTCGGAACTCGCATCCAAGCTTTTCGATGCTGAGGTTCGGGCGGCTGCAATTGTGGCTGGGTTCCATGATCCGAGTGATGCTTTGGCGCAGTTCGGTGAGCGTGATTCGTTCATCGATGGGCTGACTGTTGATCAGAAGAAGCTTGGTGAGCGACTGACGGAGCTTGCTTCGCAGAAGCCTTATTTGGTGAAGGCTGATCAGCCGAAACCGAAGATCACCTTGAAGCCTAGACTGTCAGATTCTCAAGAGAAGCGGGTCTCGTCCGAAGGTAAGTCTTCGCGTGCTGCTGCTGCCCTTCGTGAGTTTTCCTCGAAACGATAACCATCCCTATTTTGGAGGTATTGCCAAATGGCACCTGTAACTCGCGCCGATATTGAGGCGCTGATCGAAGAAGAGTACAACCATACTCTGCTCAACCGTGCTACCGAGACTTCTACTGTCTTGCGAGCATTCCGAACCGCCCCTATGGGCGCTAAGGTCCAGAACCTGCCCGCTCTGGCGACTTTGCCAGAAGCTAAGTGGGTTGGCGAGACCGCTGAAACGCGCACCAAGCCAAGCACCAAGTTCTCGTTTGAGAACAAGATTCTCACCGCGGCTGAAGTTGCCGCGATCATTGTCCTTAATGAAGAAGACATTGAGGACGCTACTGAGGATCTGCTGTCGCAGGCCGCCGCACTGGGTGGTCAGGCTATCGGCAAGGCACTGGATGCTGCGGTTCTGTTCGGCACCAACAAGCCTGCTGCTTGGACTTCTGCGGATTTGTTCGCTGCGGCTACTGCTGCCGGCAACATTTTCCAGGTCGGCACTGGCGAAGACGATCTTGTTGGCTCTATCTTCCAGGCTGCCGAGGCCGTGGATGATTCGGGCGCTAACCCTGACGTGTTCCTCGCTCGCGGTGGCCTGAAGTACAAGCTGGCTAACCTGCGTGATGCGCAGAATTCGCCAATTTACCTGCCGTCGCTGTCGCAGGCTCCGGGCTCCGTGGATAACGTGGCTGGTTTGGATGCGTACTGGAACAAGAATGGTGCGTGGGACAAGGCCAAGGCTATGGCTATGGTCGCTGACCCTTCGCTGGCGCTGATCGGTATCCGTTCCGATATTTCGGTGAAGTTCTTGGATCAGGCCACCATTGACGGTGTTAACCTGGCTGAGAATGATCAGGTCGCTCTCCGTTTCCGCGCTCGTTACGCGTACACCCTGGCAGATGTTGTCGGCAACGATGGTGAGCGTGTTGCACCTGTTGCCGCTGTTACTCCGACCCCAGTCGTACCGTAACCATGACTGATCTAGTTCATCAAAAAACCGGGAGGAAGGTGTCTGTCGCTGGATCGGTGGCAGACTACTTCCTTTCTTTGGGTTGGAAGGAGGCCGAGAGTGGCAAATCTGATGACACTGGCGCAGGTCGAGCCACTACTCGCTCGGCCCCTAAACGACGCGGAAAAGCCGAGAATAACTAGCTGGATCAACGCTATCGAGGCGTTTCTAGTGAGGCGCTATGGCGAGGCCAAAGTAGCGGAATTGCTGGATTATCTGCTCGTGTTTGTGGCGGACTCTATTCAGCGTCGCCTGGACAAGAAGAACCAGATGGCAGAACAGGAATCTGCTGGGCCATTTTCGGTTCGCTGGTCGTCTGCTAGTTCCAAGGGCGGCTGGTTCCTCCCCGGCGAGCTAGCGGATATGGATGACTCTGCTGGTCTCGGCAGTGTCCGAACGTACCGCACGCCTGCTCCTGCGGGGGTTGTATCTGGGAATCTTACGCCTGGGTTCAGCCCCCGCTCTGCATATGCGCCCGATGACGATTTTGATGGGTACTTCTAATGTTTTCTTATGAGGACACGGTTATCCATCATCGTTTTATTGGAACAGTGAGGAATGCGCAAGGCCAGCAGGTGAAGCAGTTCGCTGATCCTGTTGATGTGCACGGCGTTGGGGTGGCTCCTGGGTCTGGCTCTGAGCCGGCGCAGGGGGTTTCGTACCGCGTGGTTTCCAAGATGACCATCTATCTGCCTTCTGGTGTGGGTTTTAGCGCTCAGGACGAGGTTACGGTGCGCGGGCGCCGTTATGGGGTTGACGGTGAGGCTCAGG